TTCTCAAACATTACCTTGAGAGATGTGCCGAATCAGCTGGAGAATATTACAACCTCCGAATTGTCATCAATGCTGAAGGCAAGATCGGTTCCACCTGGGCAGACGTACACTAATTAATCCACCCATGATACAACAACACCCCATCACCCCACCACCGGAGCTGGTTGAGCAGTGGGCAGGCATGTTGGCTTCGCGCTCGGATGAAGCAGTATTCAGCCTTGTTGCCCAATGGGGCGCTGATCAGGAGCTGCAGGCGTGCTGTGAGTGGCTAAACGGTGGATCAAAAATTGATTACGACACCGCTGCATTACTCCGCGCCCACCGCCGCCTCGTAGTCACCTTCAATAATTAACCCACCACAAACCAATGGCAGTAAAATCCAAGACAGCACTGGGTCGAGTTGAATTCCAGTCCCGTGCTAAATACAAACACACCCACCAAGGTAACGGTACACGTAGCCTTCCAAAGCGTGGTAAAAAACTACGCCGAGGGCAAGGTAAATGAGTCTACTTATTGATGCAGATTATATCGTCTATAAATGCTGCGCAGCTACAGAAACAGAAATTGACTTCGGTGAAGACCTTATCGTCGTCACCTCTAGGTTCAGTGAAGCTCTCGAATACACCGAACGAGAACTCTATAACATCGCTACTGACCTTGGATGTTTTGATGATTCTGTTCTGTTTTTTTCTGATAGCATCAACTTCCGTAAATCTATTGACCCAGCTTATAAAGGACACCGCAATCGCAAAAAGCCGTGCGGCTACAAAAGGGTCATCAATGCGCTCAAGCTCTCGTATCCGGTAGTTATCATGCCGGAGTTAGAGGCTGATGATGCGCTTGGTATTTACGCAACACGTGAAGAAGGTCACATTATCTGCAGCCCTGATAAAGACATGCGTCAAATACCTGGACAGCTATATGACATGTCTGATGGTGTTGTAGAAATCACAAAGGAAGAAGGTGACCGATGGCACTTGATTCAAACAATGGCTGGTGATCAAACAGATGGCTATTCAGGTGTACCTGGTATTGGAATCAAACGTGCAGCAGCATTACTCGATGAACACGGTGATACCTGGAAGACTGTTGTAGATGCCTTTGCTGATAAGGGTCTCGATGAGTCAGTTGCATTACTCAATGCACGATTAGCAAAGATCCTACAAGCAGAGAACTATGATTTCACCAATCAAAGAGTCAAACTTTGGACCGCCACCAGTAATAGTGGATCTGAAGATAGAGCAGAACTTCAAGCTACGTCAGATTGAAGATGCTCTACGTCATCCTGATTCAAAAAAGGAAGACATCATTACTATCTTTCTAGCGCTGCAACGTCAGTGCTTTGTCCTTAGCAACAACGTTACTAACTTAGTCTCTAAATGGCCAACACCAATACCTACGGTCCCGAATACTACCGACGAGGTTCAATCCAAGTCTGGGACTTCATCCGAGACCAAGGACTAAACTTCCACCTTGGTAACGCAATCAAATATATCTGCCGAGCAGGCTACAAGGAAGATCAAATCTCCGATCTTCGTAAAGCAATCCACTACCTCCAAAATGAACTCGAAGATGCAATCCTTTCTCAGCCAACAAGCAAAAGAGTTTCGCCGTGGTTTCCAAGTGACGAACAGTATGACTCCAGCTTCACGGAGTATGCAGAAGCGTTTGATCGTTGAAGAGTTCAAAGAGTTCCTGGAAGCTGAACAACAATTTATTCCTGGTCTTAAGCGTAATGCTGAGGACTGCCTCAAAGAACTTGCTGACCTTGTATATGTCTGCTATCAGTATGCAGAAAACTTAGGTTGGGATCTAGATGAGGCACTTGACCGAGTACATAAATCAAACATGAGCAAGCTGGGTGAAGATGGCTTGCCTATTCGTCGTGAAGACGGTAAGGTTCTTAAAGGACCAAACTATCAACCACCAACACTTATTGATCTAGTTTAATAATGTCTACTACCACCAAAGAACTAATCGCTCGTACTGGGCGTGTACAATCTTGGATTGATGACCCAACCTCTCGCTTGCCTGTCTCCTGTACCGTCTTTGTTGTGGAAGACACTATGGAAGGAGAAAATGGCATTGAAGCCAGTTGGCGTTTCGTCAGCCATGCACTCCGCTATGGTGCAGGAGTTGCTGTCCACCTTAGCAAACTGCGACCACGAGGAGCTTCGAATGGCAAAGGACTCGTAGCATCCGGTCCTGTTTCCTTTGCTAAAATATATTCTACTTTGAATGAAGTCCTTCGACGTGGAGGCATCTACAAGAATGGCGCTGTCGTTTGTCATTTGGATCTCAGTCATCCAGATGTGCTTGAGTTTATTAATGCTGATAGGTCTGATCTACCTTGGGTCAAGCGTTGCGTCAACATTAACGACTATTGGTGGGAGGAGGCAACGCAGAAAGTTAAGGATGCGTTACTTGAAGGCATCAAAAGAGGTGACATCTGGCTCAACAAAACAAAGGTAGACTCTAATGGAAATCGAATCCGGGGTAACGTATGCTTGGAGGTATACCTGCCCTCACGCGGAACATGTCTATTGCAACATGTCAACCTCGGCGGATGTGAATTCAATGACATTCAAAGTGCATTTGTCAACGGAATGTCCGAGCTGTGCGCCCTCCACAGCAAAACAGGTGTTGGAGAAAGCGGAGAGTACCTCCCTTCAGAGACTGATCGCCAAGTCGGTCTCGGACTCCTTGGGTTGGCAAACATGCTTAGGATTCAAGGAGTAGACTACAAGAGCTTTGGTGCTGCACTTGAAGCCGTGAACAGTGGTCGTCCTTACCCACAGACACCTGGCTATGTGCTTGCCAAAGAGCTTCAGGCGGGCATACAAGCAGCTGCAGAAATCGCTAAGGCTAATCGTATGGATCGAGCATTTGCTATTGCTCCTACAGCCTCCTGCAGCTATCGTTACACAGATTTGGATGGCTTCACCACCTGTCCTGAAATTGCTCCACCAATCGCACGTCAAGTGGACCGAGACTCGGGAACCTTTGGTGTGCAAAGCTACAACTACGGTGATGTAGAAATCGCTAGTGAAGTTGGCTGGGATGCTTACTTTAAAGTAGCTAATGGCATCGTCAAGATGCTAGATAACACGGGACTTCTTCACGGTTATAGCTTCAATAGTTGGTCTGATGTGATCACCTATGATGAAGCGTTTATCGAAGAGTGGCTTGCATCTCCGCAAACCTCCCTTTATTATTCGCTTCAGGTAATGGGTGATGTTCAAGATAAATCTAATGCCTATGCTGCATTGGAAGAATCAGAAGTCAACGATTACCTGGATGCGATTCTTAATGACCCTCCAGATTGTAATTGCGGCGAATGAACCCTTATCAAAAACTCCTTAATCGTAAACGGAAGTGGTCTCCAGTACAGACCACTGCCGGTTCTCTTGCTGAAGGCGCGGAAGAAACCATCTATCGTGCTTTGGCAATCCGACACATGGAACTCCCAGTCGGTGACTTTATTAAAGACGGACTTAAAAATGAAGTACCAGAAATGGCAAGGGATCTCCTTCTGTCCAATATCAAGGACGAAGAAAACCATGACCTTGCACTCGGTTACATCGCCAATGCTATCGGTGTTGATAAACAAGCTGAAGAGGAAGCGCTACGCCTCCGGGATGCATGGATTGCTCATCCAGATCACACAGTCCTCAAAGCACTTGTTGCCGAGCGTGCAATTTTCTTTGTTCTCTTGCCATTCTTCCGATTTAACGGTGATGCTGGTCTCAGAACAGTAAGTGCTGACATTAGTCGAGATGAACAAGTTCACGTTGCTACCAATAGCCTTGTTTGTCGTGAGTTGGGGCTTGATATCTCTCCTTCTCTTGATAAACTGCGTAAGGCAACTATCAACTGGGTGATGCAACCACTAGGTAATAGTACTCAGTCCAAATATTTGAACAAAAAATTTTGGCTGGATGCCAGCGACCGTTTAATGTACGAAGGTAAGGCTCCCGAACTTTCTGACACCAAACGAGCACGGATGCCTGCCTTCTTTGAACATGCAAACACCAATCTCCCTCAATATGCTTGAGACCCATGGTCTCCAGCTACGAACTGTCCTCCAAGAACTGGAGGATAACTTTCCACCTGTTACACCCACACCTAATGATTCACACTCATTAATTATGTACCGCTCCGGTCAACGTTCAGTTGTAGAGTGGATTCAACAACGACTAGAAAACGATGGCTAAAAACAATCAAAAAAATAGGCAAAGGGCAAAAGTTCTAGCTACTAAAGGTGCTTCACAGAAAACTATTCGGCAGAAAACAGGTGTTAGTAAAACTGCTGCCAAGAAATTTACACAAAAAGCAGCCACACCTACGCCAACACCTACACCACCACCCACACAAGCTACCCCTACTAGTTTTCTGGTAACACCTGATACTAAAACTCCTAACATTAATTTTACTGCTGCCGAAAGGGCTGGTGGTAACATCTATGGTACTGACATTGGTAACGGTCTGACTGCTTACACTCAAGGTGCTCCTATTAAAGACCCAAGTGTTCTTCGTCAACAGATTGGGTTATCTGCGACTCCTGAAACTGCAGCCACTACTGCCGCCGCAGGCAGTACTGGAGCTGGAAAGAAAGGTAAGGGTCGTAAAAAACTTACCATTCGTGGAGTAGAAATTGGCAAGTCACTGTCCGGTAAAGAAGCTATGAAGCTTGCTGCTACTGGACTTGGTGAGCGTGCCATTGATAAAGCGTTGGCTAAAGGTGCTAGCATTCAAGGCAGTGCTGAACGACGTCTGACAAAAGGTCAGCTTTCCACACCTGAGCAACGACTGCTTGGTAGTGTGTTTGATACTCAACGACAAGATATGAATGGCGGTTTGAGAGGGTCAGGCATCCCTTCTGCACTTGACCCACGCAGCAAAGATGTACAAGCACTTAGTGGTCTTGGACTTGAACGTGGTCAACGCTTTCAAGGAGCTACAGGAAGTGGTGCACCAATCCTAGCTACCAAAGATATGCTTGGTGGTACTAGTGGTGGTGGCGGGCAACGCGGTGCCGGTGATGCAGCCACTCCTAGTACTGCAGAAATTTCTCCTACTGCAACAACTAGTGACTTCGGTATGGAAGATCTCGGTACCGACATGGGTATCTCAGCTTCAGACCAAGCTTACATGGATGCAATTGATAGTTTGAGTCAAAGTCTGACGGATCAATTCTCCGGATTGAATCAATCAGTTGGTGATCTAGGTTCTATCTTTGAAGGAATTAATCTCAACGATCCAATTACTGCAGAAATTCTGCGTAAATATGGTGTTGGACGTAACTACAACATTGATGCCATCCGTGCAGCTCTGCGTAGACCACAGGGTCGCAGTGCCTACCTTCGTAGTAGCATGGGTGGTGGTACTAATCCATTCAGGTCTGCCCTATCCTTTGCCCCACAACTTAGTATTGCCTAATGTCCGCTAAACAAAGGTATGATTTCCTTACTGGAGACCGCAACCAATATCTCAACGTAGCACGTCGTGCATCCGACCTGACTCTACCTTATCTGATTCGTGATGATGATGACTTCACC